TAAACTGACCTGAGGCAACCCGAGTACCTGCGACATCAGCTAGACTTGTACCGATTTCCATCATACCATTCTGGTTTACAAGCCCGATCCAACCGTTATCCGAATTGTTATGAACCCTAATCTTAGGGTAAGCCGGAGCAGACCCTGTATTGTTTAGAGTTATTTTGACAGTTTTCCCTTCTTTAGTGAGAGTTCCAATGTCGGCGCTCCTTGTTGACTCATTGAGCACCTTGGTAACTTCGGAATGAAGCAAACCATCAGGTACATCAAACGCAATTGAGACGGTAACTTTACTAGACTTGATATCTTCCGAGAATTTAGTAACCCCCGTAGCTACCGCCATGTAATACTTACCATCTTGGTCGTCAAACTGCAACTTCTTAGGCCCATTAGGGCAGTCTAGCACTCTGGCCAGCTTAGTTCTAAGGGCTAAGAAATCAACAGGCCCGCCATGTAGAACAGCCTCAACATTGATAGGATATGTTGCTCTATGGGCTGATACCCAAGTCTTACCGAAACGACCGACACCGGCAGAATATGAATGTTCTAAACCGGCACCAGCGTTACGTTCAACTTTAGTTACAGCATCAAAGAGTTTACCGATATCAACAGCTTCAGCCCCCTCACCAAAGATTATGGAGAAATAGTTCTCATCTCTCATATCGTTGGTAATACTCCATCTAACATGTTTAGTCGATCGTTATAGGAACGTTGTGCATCAGCCATGCCTGGAGCAAGAGCTCGATTAACGAGGTCTTTATCCATAAATACAGGACTGACACGGTCTTGAGCAAGGAGCTCATTACCAACAGTTCCAACTTCTGCAAGAGTCTCAAGCTTACGATCAAGAGCATTAAGACCTTTAACTACTTCATCAATAGAATATCTATTGCTTGCTTGCGCCCTTGTAGCAGGGTTAAGCGCAGAGTAATTTACTCCGCCTGATAAGTTAAGTGAACCGAAACCGTTCCAGTTATATCCATCGAGATTTGTAGTATCGAGGACTGGGGTAATTGTTGGATTCATATCCATATTCTCATCCAGATATCCGGTCATGGTCTCCATAGAAGACTGAACGAATTCGTTGACCTTATCCATGTTTGAGGAAATCGCATCCATAGATTTAGTAGAGCCTAAACCTCCAGCAAATTCCTTAACAATAGCAAGACCTGAACGGAATACGCCACGCCATCCGTCACCAGAGAAGACCCCTTCTTTGGCTGGAGATTGTGGTTGGTGATGTTTAACCTTAGAGTTGACCTTAGCCATCGCCTCATCAACCGCCTTAAGAGCTGCTTGGGAAGCAAGACCTCCAGCAAAGGCCTTAGTGATAGCCTCACCAGAGTTAGCTGCAGTACCAGTACCTTTAAGACCGCCTTGCGCTGCCTTATTAACCTCTCCCGCCGCCTTAGACGCTTTACCTTTATTCTCATCAGATTTAAGGTTATTGGCATAAGATGTAACGGACTTATCAGCCGAGTCTTTACCGTCGAACTTCATAGCCTTCTGAGCGGTATCAGCAACCGTCTTAGCTGAACTTTCAGCGGTAGTCTTACCATTACCGATAGTATTACTATAGTTAGTCATACCAGTACCAGCAAGATTAATACCAGGAGCAAAGTTACCTAAAGTAGTATTTAGGTTTTGTTGGGTTGTAGTTGCCTTAGCATTTACATCACCTGACATCTTGTCCATAGATGCCCCAACTTTGGTGTTAGCATCATCAACAGCCGCTGCTGCTTTGTCGCCCATGCCTTCGATCGGTTTAGCGTACTCATCCATGTTCTCTTGAGAGATACCAGCGAAATCACCGGATGCCAGCTTATCCAACATCTCTTGATTGATTTCACCAGTCTTAACTCCAGCCAAAGCTTTGGTCACATCTAGTTGACCACCCATATGTTCGTTGAGTTTGGTGAATGCCGAGCTAATAAGACTCGTATCGAAGCCTTGGCCGTCACCGGAAAGACCTTCTTCAACAGCCTTCTTAACTTCACCCCCGCTTTCCTTAGCCTTTTCCTTAGCCGTAAGAACGCCGTTCGCATAATCAAATCCAGCCGCTTCTGCGATATACTTGATTTGGTTCTCAGACATACCTAGTTCGGCCATCTTGGACAATAGTTTACCTGCTTCTTGTGCAGAAATTGAACCATTTTGAAGTCCTTTGATGAATTCTTGAGGGCCTTGAATACCAAGTTGCGAACAGTAGATACGGAAGGTATCTAGACCATCTTTACCGGATGCAGCAAAGCGACGAGCCGCCTCAGCCTCTTCTGGGCCAAGCGCATCCATAGTTTCAATGGCTTTCTTAATACCGTCTTCGGTTGCGATTGACGGATAGTCCTTTAGGTCATCCAGAGATTTACGCATTGCGTCTGACATACCCTTAAAGGCATTATCGACATCGGGAATCATCTCTTTGAACTTATCTCCGATAAGAGGAAGATGACTCATAGACTCAAGCATAATCTTGGTCATGATACGCATACCTTCTAAGATAACCTCGGTTAAGGCCTCCATCATCTCCAGACCAGCCATAACAAGAACATTCTTATTATTTCTAATCCATTGCGCAACTTGTAAGAGACCTTGCAGGAATGCGTCACAGAATTTGGTAAACCAACCAGGCATAGCTTCGGTTAATTTAATAACTGCTTCACCTGCGATTGTTACGAGTGTTTCGGCAACCTTAGCGGACATTGATAGAATACCTTCAAGGAACCCACCTAGGAGACGAACCCCTACTTGGATAATACGCCCAATATTACCTTCTACACCTTCAATAAAACCTACTACGATGCCAGTTACAACACCAGCCGCAACACGCCCCATATCATCTGCACCTTTGGCTGCTTCTTTGAAGAATTTAGCGACGTTTTCGCCACCTTCGGCGCCAAGCTTAGACGTTGTGGTTATCATATCATTCATAGCTTGGATAAAGCCAGTAGCGGCATTAAGGAATCCAGCTAGCGCATCCGCGGCAACTTTTACACCCAAACCAAGAAGCAAGAAACTTCCTGCCAGGACAGCGACGCCGGCCATACCCATTGTAGAATTACCTAATACACCACCGATAACGGCAAGACCTGCCACAATCGCACCGAGAACGCCGACTTTAGTCCAGATATCATCAACTGGAATTTGGGTTAGCATTTGCATACCAAGAGCGGCAACAACGACCGACCCAACTATTACACCTAAAGCGAGCAAACCGTCTTGCTTAATCTTTTCGGCAAGTTTAGCAAGACCAACAAAGCCGAGCATAACTGCTCCTAAAGCAACGACCGCCGTTACCACATGTCCAAGGTCAGTGTTCATCTGACTTAGGATAAATAGACCGGATGCCGCAACCACAACCTCAGCTGCAATTACACCAAGGCGTTTGATACCATGAGACATACCATCCCCAGCAACCGCACCATCACCAAGTTTGGCCGCAAGAAGCGAGAATAACCCCACGACAATTGTAATACCACCCAAAGCGTTCATGAATGTATCAGGGTTAGGCATCTTACCTAGTTCTCCTGCAAGTTCTGACATCATTTTGAACAAAAGTATCATGCCGCCGAACATCACAAGAGCATTCTTGGCGAATGATTGCTTAGAGTTGTCTAGTTGACCAAATGCAAAGGTCATAGCCGCCATAACACCGAGCATGGCTAGTACAGCAACACCGCCCTTAAGTAAGACATCAGTTTTCATCTCACCGAGGGTTTGTATAGTAGCAGACATCTTCTTAATAGCAGACGCCATAGCACTAAAGGCAAATACTGAGGCGAACTTGGTTCCTTGCATCTTAGATGTTGCTAATACAACAGCCGTGATACCAAGAACAATAGCCGCCATGCCGGAAATACCCTTGAGTAATGTCGGAATATCCATAGAACCGAGGGCGGCAATTGACGGAACGATATTCCTAATCGCATAGGCGATACCTACAAAGGTAAGCAAGAGACTTACACCGACAATACCCTGAAGACCTTTCTTCCAGTCCATATTGCCGAGTAGAGCAACAGAAGCTGTTAGCAAGAGAATAGAGCCTGCAATACCCAACATACCAAGCATGGCTTGTTGCATATTACGTACCCTAGCAGGGTTAAATTTCTTAGTCGTCCTGGATAAAGTGAGATAGAATACCTCAAATACCAGCAAAACCCCAGCTAAACCACCTAGGCCAACTAAGAGCTTATCGGCCGGAATAGTTGAAAGAAGCCACAATGACGCCACCAATACACCGATAGCAATAGCCATAGCCTTGATGTTTTGAAGACGAACTTTAGCTCTAAAGAACGAACCAATCCAACCAAACATAGCGGTAAGTGAGTCGACTACAGTCTTAGGCCCGTGTGTTAAACTTTTGAAGAAATCGCCAAACATGTCTTTCATGGTAAGGACACGTTTACGGGTATTCCAAAGAACTGCGATAGCGGCCGCAAGAGTTAAGATACGACCGATAGACTCAGAGTTCTCTTTGGTAAATGGCTTAAGTGCTTCGCTAAACATGTTCGCCATAAGCTTAGCCATATCACCAATTGTAGAAAAGATACCTTGGGTCTTGTTATGGATATGGTCAACATCATCACTAAGTTCATTAATACCAGACTTAGCTTTCTTCATATCGCTTTGATCGAAGTCAAGAGGCGACCTATCATCGGCATGAGCGGTTGTT